GGCGGCGACCGCCTCATAGACATGTCCAGGGGCATAGCCTTTCCTTCCTCGCTCGATCTTTCGGGCGTAAGGGACAAGCGAAGTAAATATAACTACCTTCGCGCCAGCGGCCTTCTCCGGTTCGTCGATCTCAACGTCATCCGCATAAATGGCTCTTGTTTTCTGATAAGCGCCAGTGTCATGCGGGCCAGCATGTGAAAGCAGTTGATCGATATAGGAAATGATCCCTGTTGAGATGTCCCAACGCGCGGCAATGACGCTCGTCTCTTTGGCCGTGAAAAGGTTGCCCGTTTCCCGGCCATCGACAAAGGTTCGATACTTGACATCGCGCCCGAGCGCGGCGTCATTGTCGCGGTCGATCTCAGCAATTGACAGGCCCGCCGCTTCAGCAAATGCCTTGGCCCGCGTCTCTGGAGAGAAGACACCGTTCCCGGCGAAGATGACCTTTCGATCCAACACCGGGAACTTTGAGCTTGCCGCCATCAACTCTTCCCCTTGATCGCTTTCAGGTAGGCCGCATCCAAGCAGCGGACCAATTTCAGGAAACGGGAAAAGTTGTTTGACTCCTCGATCCCGAATCTCCGCGCATAGCGATCGACTGCTGAGAATGGGATTGATCCGTAGCCAAACTCTGTTGCGGGACGGTCGGAACCCAATTCAGAGAAGGCCTCCCAGACGAAAAGCAAATGAGGCTTTATTTCGGGCCTTACCTCAAATGCCTTCATGGCTGCGGGGCTTCCGAGGGCCGCTTCCTCGGTGAGCCAATCTTCGATCTTGCCGTATGCCATGGCCCATTCAAGGGCCTGAATTAGTTTTTTGAGTCGTCCTCGAGCTCGGCGAGCTTCGCATCTCGCAAAGCGACAGCTTCAGAAACGATCTTTCGGCGCAGCGCTTCTAAGATCGGAATCGAAAACCATTCAAATGCCTTCTCGCGCGAGAATGGGAGGGGGGTGCCGTCGTCACCGTCAAGCCCAGACCAATCGACGACAATTATTTCAGAAAGAAGGCGTGCATTTTGCGCTTCCGTCGCGTCAAAGTCCAAATTTGATGAACCGCCCACGGCATCCTGAAAGTTGCGACGGCGCACATCCGGGTGATCGATTGGACGAATTCTCAGGCGAACGCCTGGATAGAACTCGTCGATTGAGACCCACTTCCCGGCGTAGCGAGCCTCTTCCTTTGCGACGATCTCACTCAGTTTCATGCGGCTTCCCTTTCTCAGCTGGGGATTTTGAGCGGGCGATTTTCGCCAGCCCCTTCGCGACAACCATTTCCCCGAAGGCGTCGGGGACTTCCACCGTCGAGCCTTCGAGGAACATGGTGAAATCGTCCGTCGCTTCGTCGGGACGGCCGGAAAAGCTTTGGATGACTTCGATCTTCATTACGCCACCGCCCTGTCGATCTTGATGGCGCCGTTCGTGCCGTCATAAACGCCCCTGAACCCGAAGGTGACGCTGATCGGCCCCGTGCCGGCTTGAGACGGTTCTCCCGCCTCGAAATAGACCTTCGGCAGCGTGATCGTGTATTTCTTCGTGGTCACGGTGCCGATCGTCAGCGCCAGCGACCCCGATGTGTGCCCCGTGAACAGATCGTGCGCCGCCTTGTCCTCGAAAAGCGTCTCGATCGAGCCCGTGACTTCGATCTGATCGAAAGCTGATGCGGCCTGCCGAGTAAGATTGCCGACCGTCAAAATCGGGGTCAGCGCGTGCTTGATGCTCATCTTGATGCTGCGAATCTGCGGGACCGGGCTGAGCCCGAGGACCGCGATCCCAGACACGCCAAGCGCCGTGTAGACCTCCTCCGTTCCAACCGCCGCATACGTCGAGCTGGCGATAGCGCTGGTGGCCAGCGCAACCTGCTTGGCTTGGAACGTGGCTGTCGCCTTCAGAACCTGCCGCACGGTCGCATCAAGATCGAGCTGCTCGAGTTCAGCGCCGGTGTAGCGGGCATAGACCGCCGCCGTGCCGGTCATCTTCTCTTCGATCGTCTTTGAAATGAGCGCGACGCGCCCATTCCATGCTGTGTTCGTGGTGAATGCCGACTGCCGGATTGCCGCAAGTAGCAAAGTTTCGAAAACGCCGCCGTAGGTTGGGACGAGATTGTAGCTTCCCGCCGCATCCTGGCCGAGCTGGACCAGATCGATCGGATTGCCGTGGGCGGAAAGCTGCCGAATGACTTCGGCGGCTTTCGTTCCATGCATCCCGCTGTTTTCCATAACACGGGCAAGAGTGAACGCCGGGCTCGCCGGGGTCGTTCCGAAAGCGACCTCGTCGATGAAGGCCACGTCTCTTACGAGACCTGATGCAACGGTCATTTTCTTAGTCTCCTACGAGGCGCGCAGCGCCGGTTTAAGCTGAGAACAGGCGCCGATACGAAACGGCGAACGAGATCTCGAAATATCCGCCGTGGTCAGAGCCATCGTTGGTCGTCGGGCCGATGAAACCAAGAAACTCAATGCCGTTCGTGTATTTCCCGCGAAAGAAGCCCGTCAGGGTTTCCATCCGCGTCGTCCACGGCGTTCCAACCGGATCAATCCCCTCGCCGATCGGCACGTAGAGGCCGACCCGGGCGGCTCCGGTCTCTTCATAGGTGTTCGTCGAGTTTCCGAAGGAAAGCTGCTGTTCCGCTGTGATTGGATAGAGGGGTTGCATGAATGCGCCCCCCCCCGCAGGCGGCGCTGCTACGTCATTCGCGGCATAAATGGTTGTGTAAGTCCAATTCGTCGTGAGGATTGATGAAACGGCGCTCTGAACCGCGAGAGAGGCCACAGATCAAGCTCCCGATAGTTCGAGTTCATAGGCGATCAGCACGCCCTGTATGCGTCGCGTCGAGTCGTTGATAGACATGATCTTCAACGTCTTCCCGTTCCATACGAGCTGATCCTGCTTCGGCAGGAAAGGCGTCGGAAAGCTGACCGCCGCGACGTCTTCTGCGCTCACAATCGCCTTACGCCCGAGTAGCTGGATATTCCCAACGAGATCGGAAGGCCGTGGATCCATAACCCGCGCTTTAACGCTGTAAGTCGTGTTCCCGCGCTTCAGGGAGACTGTCTCGCCATGGGCTTCCAATTGCCGCTGGAGCGCTTGCTTCGCCTGCGTCGGGGTCATCCGATTGGCCTATCTCGGGAAGTAGTTGACATAGCCGCCAACGGTCAGCGCGTCGACTATTCCTTGCGGCACGATCAGTCCGGGAACAGCGTCTTGGAACCATTCGTTTTGCCCGATTCCAACTACAGCCTCGGATCGTTTGGCGGGATCACGACCATCTTGATACCAGAGGATTTGAGCGAATTGGCTCGCGATCAGAACCAGATCATCGGGCACTGTCTCGTAGCCGGCATCATAGGTCGCAATGATCTTTGTGTTCAGCCATGCGGTCGGCTGATCGCCTAAGAGGCGCACAACCGCCCCCTCAGCCCCGCGCAATTCATAGTTGCTCGGATCGAGCGTCGTGCCATCGGCCACGATGGACGTGATCGAGACAACTGGAAAGCGAGCAAGGTTCAAGACGTCACGCCTCGCCTCGCTGTCACCATATGGCCAAGTCCCACGCGATAAGCAGGATGGCCGACGAAACGTCTCGATAAGCCTTTCCTTGCGCAGCGTCGGCGGGGTCGCTCCCCCTTGGACAACGCGGCAAGCCTTCGCAATCATTGCGGACACCCGGGTGCCGAGCGCCGTTAGTTTTGTGTCCTCCGACGTATCCTCCACCCCAGCCGCCGCGCGCAATTGCGCAATCGTCAGCAGATTGAGATCCGGCGCGGGCGTTTGGACCGTGATAGAGGATTCGTAACGCACGTCCTACCTCGCCCGGCGCCGATAGGGGCGCGGCGCGCCCGTGGAAGCATCTGAAGCGTCGTCATCAGATGGCGCATCACCTTCAGCCCCGTCAGTCGGCGCCAACGCGCTTTCGTCGATCCGGCGAACATACCCGCCCCGATCGAGCGCATCGATTAGACGGTCAGGAACGTCAAAAATGATCCCGGGCTTTAAATCAGTGCTCCCGCCATCGCGGGAGCACGTGAATGGTTTGAGTATCTCAACGCGCATTGATCACCTGCTGAGTTGTGCTCGTCGATGGCTGACTTGATGTGGATGGCGCGTCGTAGCTTACGCCACCTTCTCAAGACAGACAGAGAACTTGATCGAGCCGGTTCCGCCGTGATCGGTCGTGCCGCCGCTGTATTTGAACTGGATCGCGGCGCCAGCTGCGGAGGCCGTATCGGAGACGCCCGTAAGGAAAGGCACCTTCGCATTACCCCAATCCAATGTCGCTGCAGGAGCGGATTCGATGTCGGCGTTCGCAATCGTCGTATAGACGGTCGTTCCGTCGGTCAGGCTGATTAGCCGATCGCCGCCGGCTCCGAAACTCGTGCCGCCGCCAACAAGGCGAATGTTTCGCACCTTATATTGCTTCACGCCGGCGCCGGCGATCACATTCACGGCTCCGCCGCCATCCAGAAGCGCCGCGGTGACCGTGACGTCTTTCCAGAAAAGCGCGCCGATCGCGACGCCGTCATATTCGAGCGATCCGCCGGGTTCGACCGTGACCTTTCCGCCACTGGCGACAATTATTTCGTCGCCACCCTGCTTATGATAGACCTTCGGCCCGTAAGTATTGTCGGACATCTCTTATCCCCTTCGCCAATAGAAGAAAGGCGGCGGGGATTTCCCCGCCGTCACGCGCTCGACGATTAGGCCGTGCCTTCGATCGGCGTCTGGAACAGTTCCGCAGAAATAACGGTGGCCGAATCCTGGGTCAGCGGCGCGGAGCGGGCCTTGTAGAGCTCGATCAACACGAAGTCGATGGTCGCGTTCTGCGTGGCGCGCAGCGTCGCGAGACGCAGATAGCGCTTCTGTGGGCGAATGATCTCCGAAATGGCGATCTTGTTGTCGTCCGTATCGGCGACGGTGATGCCAGACCCGGTGAGGTCGTTCATGCCGGTGCCGCTATTGGCGTCGTTCTGCTGCACCTTGACCGACGTCACGGCGCCGGAAACGATGGCGCCGAACCCGATAATGAAGCGAACAGCGTCGTAGCCGGCCATATCCACAATGTCGGAGTTCACATTGCTGGTTCCGGCAGCGACCGTCCAGCCGGAAGCGTCCGGCTTGATGCGCTTGGTAAGCACGCGATTGGAGAGGTCCATTTTCCTCAATCCTTATGCGAGGGGTGTCAAGATTGCGGCGCGCTGCGATGGCGCGCCGCGGTTCACGTTCTGCGTCAGTCGGCTTGTGCTTACTGCGTCAGATATTTGACGGGGTGGGTTCCGGCGTCGATCAGATTGCCGTCCCAACGCTGGAAAGCGAGGAAGCCGGTCTGATTGTAGTCGGCATAGCGCTCGGTCAGGCGCAGAACCTGAGCGCCGGCGACGCGGCGGATCATGTAGTTCTTCAAGTCGCCGAAGACGATCGGGCGCTTGCCTGAGCCGATGGGGTCCATGCTCTGATTGATCGTGTAGTTGTAGCCAGCGATCATGTCCGGTTCGCGCAACGCGACCCCAGACGACCAGAGATATTGCCCCTCGCCGTCCTTCTTTTTCTTCAGAACCTTCAGGGTCGAATCCGCGAACATGAAGCGCGCGCCCGTGCGATACGCCGGATCAACCGAGTGCACCAGATCGAATGCCACTTCGTCGAAGGTGACGTCCGTAGCGCTCGCCGCCGTGACGCCAAGCGTCGCGGCCGCAGCGATGCCATTGGGCTTCGAGGCCGCGTCGCCGGTCGTGAAGTGGTCGTTGATAATGCGCCCGATGCGATCACCGAGCTTGTTCGCAAGCCACGTTGACAGATTGAACGCAGAGTCCTGCAAAAGCTGGTTCGGGACGAGAACCAGCTTGGATGTATAGGTGAATGCATTCAAGGTGGCGGTGCCGAAAGTCGGGTCCGCGGTTCCGACCTGGACGCTTTCGCCAAGGATCGCGCCCTTGTTGGTCGTGTCATTGTCGGTTGGGATCGGAAGCGCGTTCCCGGTCGACGTGTCGATGATCGTCGCAACACTCAGCATGCCGCCGAAGGCCAGCTCAGCGTCCGTGAGGATCTGATAGAAGCCCTCCGGGACCAAGTAACCGCCCGCCGTGTCAGGGCTGGAACCGAGCGCAGCGCGGAACTGACCCTGCTGGTTCTGCGGGTTCGGATTCTGGAACCGCTGCGAAGCAATAGCGCGCTGCGCATCGTTGAGATTGGCCATGCCAAAGCGCAGATAGGCGCCGAATGCTTCGCTTTCGGCCCGATTGCGCTCGGCGGCTTCGTCGGCCGAAATATCCTCACGACCGGCGCGGCGCTGGATGCGCTCGCCAAGATTGGCCTCGATGTCTTCAAGGCGCTCGATGCGATCGATGTCGGCTTTCAACTTGTCAGCCGCAGCCATCATTTCATCGAACTTGGCGTTGATCTCGTCGGGGATCGACTGGCCATCGGGAATTCCGGCGAGCAGCGCGCGGGCGTCCTCGACGATCTTCGCCCTTTTCTGGCGAAGCTCCTTGCTCTTCATCTGTGCACCCTTTCCATAAAAAAAGCCGCGCACGATGCGCGGCCTGTGCCTTGCCCAAGGGCCAAAAAGGCGGCGGCGAGCTTCGCCCGCTCACCTAGCTCTGAAGATCAATCGTCGTGACCGGCGATCGACAGGCGGCGCCTCATCGCGGCGATCTTCATTCGCCACGAATTCTGCGCTTCGGTGTCGTCTTCCTCGTCAGGCGCCATGATCCCGTCGACAAGGCCCCAGTCCTTCGCCTCTTGGGCGGTGAACCAAGTCCCGTCGTTCTTTCCTTCGCCTGCCATCATCGCCAGACATTCGGCCGGGGTCTTTCCAGACTTACGCGCGTAGATGTTGGCAATCTGGTCGTCGATTTTCGCCAGAATGTCGGCCATCTCGGTCATGTCGGCCTTGTTGCCGATCCCCATGCCCCACGCGCAATGTGCCATAAAGAGCGCGTTCTGGTTGATCACGCACTTTTTGCCTGCCAGCGCGATGAACGACGCGGCCGACGCGGCGATGCCGTCAATCTGGCATGTCACGTCGCCCTTGTAGGCTTTCAGCGCATTGTGGATCGCCAAGCCGTCGAAGACGTCGCCGCCTGGGCTGTTGATCCGGACGTTGATCGCCGGCGCCGTCAGCGTGCTCAGCTGGTCGACAAATTCCTTCGCGGTCACGCCCCAAAAGCCGATCTCTTCATAGAGCATGATCTCGGTAACGCCGCTTTCGAGCGCCTTGACTTCGACCGTGCGCGGCGTGCGCGCGGACGGCGCGCGGTTGTTGAAGCGATCGCTCCATTGACGCCGCGCGGTTTCCTTGTCCATGCGGGCATCGTTGAAGGCCACGAAGCGCGCCCCGTGGGTTGCGTTAAACTTCCTCATTGTCAGCGTCCTCGATCTCGCGCTTTTCCAACGGTTCGTTGCGACCTTCCCTTTCGGGTTCGGTCACGCCGGTATGCTCGGCGCTGGGTTCTGGCGTTTGCTGGGGCGCGCGCGCGCCCAGCAGGCGTAGATCTGCCGACAGGGCGTCCAATTTCGCCGAGAAGCATTCCAGGGCCGTGCGCGCGGCGTCGGCGGCGGTTGTAGCGGCGTCAGCCTGAGAGGGTGCTTGTGCCCCCTTCGGCGCAAGATGGTCGCCGGCGCGATCGAGCGGCACCATCGCGCCCTGGATATACAGCTTGTCGCCTTCAGGCCCCGCAGCAGGAAGGTTCAACCGCTGGCGCCCTTCGTTCGGCTTCAGCAACGCGGTCCCGGCGAGCTTCGAGTAAAGTTCGGCCTTCGCCTTCGCGTCCATAACAATCAGACCTTCGCGGTCGAATTCGGCCCGAAAGCGCGTCTGGAAAAATAGCTTGCGATTGAGTTCGTTTTCGATGCGACGCAACCACGGATTGATCGTCGTCATCTGAAAGCCGAGCATGATTTGCTCGATGCCTGACCCCCAGGCGGTCATGTCAGCGTTTTCGTTCAGGAACAGCGCCGGCACACCGAATATGTTGCAGATCTGTGCCGTCGAATAGCGGCGCGAGGCCAGCGTTTCAGCATCCACGGGGGAAAGCTGGGCTTGCACCCATTCGGTTCCCGCATCGACCCAAAGCGTTTTCCCCGCATTCGAGGCGCCGCTGTAGAATTCATCGAACTGGCGGCGCATGCGATTGAACGCGGCCGGCGAAATTCCTTCCTTCGCCTTGCCGATTCCGCTCGGCTTCACCCCGTTCGAATGAAGGCGCGCCACGAACTCTTGCATCGCCAGCGCCGTGCCGATCTCTTGACGCCCAACTGCGGCGATCGGAGACAGTCCACGCAAGCCATCGAACGACATCCCCGGGATATGCAGCATATCCTCTTGATGGACGATCTCGGTGCCCGCGCTGGTTTCGACGCGATAGGAGAGCGTCCCGTCAGCATTGCGGAACGGAGTGACAAGCCACGGGACAAGCGGCACGAAACCGATGACGCGTCCGGCGTTGTCGTATTCGATCAGCGCATAGTGGTTCCCCCACAAGAGAAGGTGAACCAGCATCAAGTCGACCCACACGCAGGCCGTCATAAAGTCGTTCGGCGCATCCCGAAGGAGCGAGAACATGCGATTGCTGACCGCAAGGTCGCGCCCGCCTTGGCGCAATTCGTAGACGTTCAGATCGAGCGACGAGATAATGCCCGCCAAGATCGAAACGCATCGAAAGACGTCGATCGCACGGATCGACGATCGTTCGTTCACATCCGGGCCGGCCATGGTCGGGCCGCCGCCGACGATCATCGCCAGCGTTTCCATATTAATGGGCTGGTTCGGATCTTCGATCGAGGCGGAAAACGACGGCTCTTTGCGATCGGCGACTTTAGGCGCGCGCCAGGATGAGAACGGCCACACGATCAGTTCCACTCCTGGTCGAAGATGGAGGGACGCGCGAACTGTGGAATGGCAGGGGTCTTCATTGTCTCGCTGCCCTCCTCGCTCGATTCCCAAATTTCGCCTGCGTCATAGATCGACCGGCGTGTTCTCGGTTCTGGATCTCGGTCCATCAGATAGATCGCGTCGAATAGCGCCATGATCGGGTCAATCTTCGCATTACCAGACGCTTTTTTCGTCACGAGCATCGTATTTCCGATAACCTCGCACTTCGCGTTAGACGCCGCCCACCCCATAATCATCTGTCCGGCATGGGTCAGCGACCGCGCATCGAGCTTGCGCTCAGTCGAGATCACCGCGCCTTGAAGGGCGCGCCCTTGCGTGACCGCGACCACGATGTCGTGTTCCGCGCTGGGGTCTCTGATCTGCGCTTCCTCAAGCGCGCCCAGCAGCGGCCCGACCCTATTCGGGTCGAGGCCTATGCCGGCGAGAAGGCCGGAATCGTAAACCGTCTTGATGATCTCGACAGCCTGATCGACATCATCCCCGAGCCTTTCGACGATCGTCAGCTCGCCGGCTTTCTCAAAGTCGGCATACTTCGACGCTTCGCTTTTGCGACGCTCGACCGCGATCTTGTGGCACCAACTATGGCCCCAGGCGAGCCAGCGGCGGCGGCTCATAATCTCCGCGCCGGGCTCGCGCCCAACGACGCAAAGGCTGAATAGATCGTCCTTGCCGCCGAGATCAACGCCGATCGTGATAACCTCGGATCGCTTCAGCAATTCCTCAAGCGTCAATGTCGTGTCGGCGCAGGATTCCCAATCTTCGGCGCCTGGCCACCCATCGCCGCTCAATGCTGTCCCAATTTCAATATTTAGATGTTGAGACGCCCAACGGCGGACCTCCGCTTCGCCCTTATGTTGGGCTTCCCGGAACTGGTCCTCTAAAATTGATTGATCGACAGAAATTCCAAGACTCGGCATCACCCGACGCCACAATTCTGGATTTTGCCATGCTCGTCCCTCATCAGCCTGAATTTCTTTTGGAAATTCATAGATTATCGGCAAATAGCTAGGATCGAAAATTTCACCGTCACGAACAGAACGAGCATACTCAAGTTCCGTCTTGAAGACGCCGGCGGGGCGCTCCTCCGATTGTGTCGTGATA